CGGCTTATCTTTTTTGGAAGGCTTACACGAGCACTGAGCCCCTTACAATAGCTATTCTATCGCATAAGCTTGCCTCGTCTAAGCACCTACTTAAAATACACAAGACATTCTATGACCATCTGCCCCCGTTTTTAAAGAGGAGATTATCAGTTGATAACACAACCGAACTTACTTTTGGTGATAGTGGTGCTGGTATCATTGCTGTGTCTGCGGAAGGCAAAGGGGGACTAAGATCATTTACTTGTTCTTACCTACACATAAGCGAATATGCTTTTGCCCCCAATCCTGACGAACTAAAAGCCACAGCCCTATCAGCACTAAACAATGGTCAATTAATTATTGAGAGCACTGCTAATCATTTTAATGACGCTCTTCACCAAGAAATAACAAGATACGAACGAGGCGATGCTAAATGGAATTACTTGTTCTTTCGCTGGTTTGACCACGAACTATACAGAGAAGACTTACCAGAAGACCAGATAGAATGGACGCCAGTAGAATTAGAATTAAAAGATAATTACGACCTTGACGACGAACAACTTTATTGGCGTAAGTTAAAGTTATCTAAGATTGGGAACCTACATAAGTTCCAAAGAGAATTTCCTGCTACTATTGAAGATGCTTACAGCATTAGTGGGAATGTTTATTTGTCCAGAGAGGACTTTGAGGAGATAGAAATAATAAATGTTGAACCGAGAGAAGCCAGTGTATTTGATGAACCAGATCCTAATGATCGTTATGCTGTTGGTGTTGATGTATCAGCAGGTGTCGGGAGAGATTATTCCGTCATTTACATTATCAGCAAAACAACACACCAGCCAGTGCTACACTGGCGGTCAAATGAATGTAGCCCCGTTTATCTTGCCGAACGAATCATGGACTTCGCAACAGAATACAACAACGCGTTGGTTCTTGTTGAATCAAATAACTTCGGCAATGTAGTTCTAAATGAATTAAACCACCTAGGCTACAACAAGATCTGGAAAACAAAAGAAGGCAAGGATTGGATTACTACAAGTAAATCTAAGACTGCTATGTTTGAGAACCTAAAAGATAAAATACAACAAGGTTATGTTCATTACATAGACAACATAGCCTACGCTGAATTGCGTGCTATTACTATCAGTGATAGAGGAATGATAGAACTGCCGACAATGGAAGGAGCACACGCTGATAATTCAGTTGCTCTATCGTTGGCTTATGTTTGTCTTGATAAGATTAAACTAAAAGAAGTTCCTTACTTGCCTCATTGGATAAAGAGCAGACAAGCACAGCGTGTAATAAGCAGAGGCGGTGTTGCTATCGCTAACAAGAGAAGATACTAATGATTCTAAATAAAACAATAGAAGGTGATTGCTTAGATGTTATGAGAGAACTGCCTGATTGTTCTTTTGATTTAATAGTAACAAGCCCACCATATAACAAAGGCTATTGGTCACGCAATAGAAATCCTAACAATGGTTACGGCACAAAGAGCAGACGAATAGAATACGCAAAGTTTGACGACACTATGCTGCCTGCTGATTATGATAAATGGCAAAGGGAATGTCTAACAGAAATGATAAGATTGATAAAGCCAACAGGTTCTATCTTCTACAATCATCAGGACATCCTACGAGATCATCAAACCAACTTTCCGCAGTTTGTTCTTGACTTTCCTGTAAAACAGATTATAGTCTGGGATAGACGCAACACACCAAAGATAGATAAGTCTTACTTCTTTCCTATTACAGAATGGATCTTCTGGATCCAAAAGGATAAGGGGGCAAGAACTTACTTTGACCGCAAAGCAGCAGACTTACAAAAGAACATCTGGTCTATTAATCCAGACAGAAAAAATAAACATCCAGCACCATTTCCAATAGAACTGCCCCTGAATGCTATTAAGGCTTGCTGTCCTCCTGATGGCGTAGTGTTAGATCCTTTTATGGGATCAGGAACAACAGGAAAGGCTGCGGCGATGCTTGATAGAAACTGGCTCGGCATAGATCTAAACACTTGACTTTTACTAAACTAATAGAGAGGACCACTTATGGCTAGAACAAAAGACGACATTATCTCATTTATCCAGATTATTTATAGCGAGCATAGAGACTACTGGCGAGATAAGGCAGGGGAACTAAAGCGTTACAAGGACGCTTACGAAACAAAGTTCTGGGAAACACAAGAATACGATCAAACAATGATTCGTGTTGAGACTAGCGATGCCTTTGCTTACATTGAGGGATTTATTGCTTCACTATTTACAAAGACACCTTCTGTTATCATTGGTGACGACATTGCTTCTACTGGTGGTGACGCCAAGTTAGCACAGGCAGCGTCCAATAGATTCCTTTACAACCAAAGAGAACAGCTAGAGATTGCTAGCAGACTAGCACTTATCTATGAATACGCAGGATTAAAGTTGTGTCCAGAAGACAGCGACGAAATGTTGGATAAGGTTAAGATAGAAGCCATTCCTTGCTGGGAGATTATTGTAGATAGAGATGCGTCAGGAGAGAGCGACAGCCGCTTTGTAGGGCACAATTATTTTATGACGCTTGTTGATGCGCGAGATAAATTTGGAGCCAAGCAATTCACGCCTGTGCCCAAGCAAGACTACTTTGATGAATACACCAGCAGGTCTAATCTATATGATGGTCGTTCTTACCACGACTTGCCCCCCGATTATCTTTATGTAGAAATCGTAGAGATCTACGACACATTACATGACGAGGTTTATTACTGGTCGCCCAACTATGGTGACGGCGATAAGCTACTAGAAAGAGCACAGATACCAATCAGGACTTACAATGATAATCCTCTGCCCAACATTACAACGCTTTATTACAGCCGTTGTCCTTCTAAGCCAATGGAAGGTCTATCAGCACTTGCCCGTGTTTATGACCAGATTTATGAGAAAAACATTCTTAGGACTTATTGGGCTAATGCTGTGCGCAGAGATAGCCGCCAATACCTTTACAAAGAAGGCGCACTTGACGAAGAACAATTAGCAAAGATTACAGCCGGCATTGATGGTGCTATGATTGGTGTTGACGAGGATCAACTTGGTGGTCTTATTCAGCCCATTGATGTAGTGCCCATTAGTTCTAACTTTGATCGTTACCTTGCTTACATTGAGCAGGACATTAATCGTGGATCTATTCTTGCTCCTTTCAGTCGTGGTGAAGCCACAAAGGCAACAGCCACAGAGATTACCGCACTAGCCCAGTATTCTGCTAGCGAGATTGGTAAAATGGCTCGCGAGAAAGACCAAGCACTAGAAAAGATTACAGAGATTTACATTCGTCTTCTTGACCTACTTGCTGATGAAGGTGAGACTGCTGTGCTTGATGTTGAAGGCGAAGCTCGCGTCATAACACCAAAAGACCTAGAAGGCAAGTTCCGCATTAACGCACTTGACCAAGGTTCAACACCACTAAGCGATGCTCTACGCAAGCAGAACTTCTTGGCTCTATTGCCTACACTACAAGGACTTGGTGTTCCGCCCGAGAAGATTAAAGAAGAATTAATTCGTATGTATGAATTACCGAAAGACTTTTTAGAAGCGATTGAGCAGCCCCCTGCGCCCGTTGCTAGTCCTTCTGCGGCAGACCAACGAGAGATAGAGGGCGGTGTAACTGAACAGCAAACTGACGCTGACCTATTAGCACAGGCACTATTACCGGGAGGATTAGGATGAGCCTTTACAGAAACATAAACAAACGCAAGAAAGCAGGAACAAGTAGATCCAAAAAGAAATCTACAATTGATCCAAAGACTTACAAAGCTATGAAAGAAAAGAAGGGAAAATTTAAGCCCAAGAAAAAGAAGAAAGGATCCAAGAAGTAATGCCGCTATTTGATTATCGTTGTCCTACTGACGGCTTTCGTCAGGAACTACTAATGTCTTATGATAGATCTACAAAAGTAGAAGTCATATGTCCGCACTGCGGCAATGCTATGAGCAAACTTATTACAATGCCGGCAAAGACACCTACTGCTTGGAATGGCGGTTGGACAGAAGGTATGGGGCACACTTATTATTCGCAGGCACTTGGGCGCAAAGTTGCTAATAAGCGAGAAGAAGAAAAGATTTTAAATGCTAATGGTTTCGTTGCGGAATCTGATCTTGGTGAAGGTTGGATAGAGAAGAAGCAAGCAGAGGTTCGTGAAAGGGCTGCTGAACAAGACCGAAGAGCAGAAACTTACCAGAAAACATTAGCCGAAACTGGTGACGCAAACATGGCTATGACCGAAGCCTTTCCAGCAAGTGATTGTTTGGACGGGACACTTGATACACTTTACGATCAAAAGATTTCTATTTAATAACTAAAAGGAGAATAAAATGGATGAAAAAATGATTATGATAGGCGTAGGTTCTCGTCCAGAGGGCGATGCTATGTCTGGCGAACTAGAGATGGCGGAGGAGGCAGATGCTGAAATGTTTGAATCAATGGCTCCTAGAGGTGACTTTACTTCTCGTGGTCTTAGTCCTCTTGTTCGCGGCACTAACGCATTGCTGCCTTTATTTGGACAATCAGCAGATTATCCTGAAGTTGAAGATACCGATGTCTTGCCTGTAGATTTTACAAGAATCCTTGCTATGTTCCAGCAGGCAGTAGAAGAAGCCATTGAGGCTGATGTCTTGCGCGAAGAAATGCGCATTGACCTTGACGGCGTTCGTGACGACACTGCCCTTATGACTATTGCTGGTAAGCTAGAAATGCTCGCAAAGGACAAAGATTTTAAAAGCTTCTTACAGGAACCTCTTGAAGAAGAAGAAGGCGAAGAAGCAGTGGATAGCGAGCCAGAGATGGAAACTATGTCAACTGAAGAAGAAGACGAACTGCTAATGGGGAGAATGTAATGGCTAAGCGCACAGCAGGTCCTTTTGAGACTACACCTGAACATTACGAAGACACCGAAGTTATTCGCCCCGGTCTTATGGCTGAATACTATCAGTTCCTAGACGACGAAGAAAAAGCATTTTACAGAGATGTCGTAACAATGTATGACGATCCTTTTAAACGCAAAGCAGCCGGCGAGGTTGCTATTGGTATTATTGAGGCTCGTAGAATTAACGAAGGCAGATCACCTCGTAGAACAATGGACATAGGCACACGCGTTGCTGAGGGATTCAGTGGTCAAGGTATGAGCAGCAACCGTAGGCGCATCCAGACTGGCGATAGACTGCCGCAAAATTCTATTGAGGGGCAAAGGTTGGCTGAAACTTTTCCTGAAGCCCTAGAAGACAATGACTTTATGCGACTATCAATCGCACGCATAGTAGAAGAAGGAATGAGACCTGAGCGATCAATTCCGCAACAGGTTGAAGACAGCTACTTTAAATACATAAGAGATAATGATCCGGGCGGTTTTGATCAGGCTCGCAGCCCAATGGGGCGTAGGTTTGAGCCGACACCACCACCGGGATTTGAAGAACTAGGCGGCGCTGCTGCGGCATTCCAAGGCGGTCGTCCTATTGAAGAAGAGGCAGAAGTGCCTGATGCGGCTTTGAGACCAGAAGACGCAAGAAAGAGAAGAGAAAGAAAGAAGAAAAACAAGTAACCATTACATAAGGAGATTACAATGGAAACTGGTAACGATACCAATACTTCTGTTGAGGCTAACGAGACTGCCGAAGAAGCAGCACCTCAAACCGAAGAAACTATTGAGGAGGTTATTGAGAACTTTACACTTGATGACCTAATGGCTTACAGCGACGAGCAAGATCCTCTGTTTGCTGATGACGCACAACATAAGGGAATGAAGCCACTAAATGAATGGATTCATAATG